ATATACTGGTCTGACTTGTTAAACGGCATTAGCTGGTCAGGCGGCTCTAGCGGCAACATAGACATCTCTAAAGTATGGCCTGACGGTTATGATGAGATTGTATCGTTAGCGGCTCACAACAACTTACTAATTATCTTTGGTAAGCATAGTATTATTGTTTACGAAGGTGCTACCTCTCCTGCGTCTATGACACTATCAGATACAGTAGCGGGTATTGGCTGTGTTAACAGAGACACTGTACAGTATACAGGTACAGATGTGTTGTTCTTGTCACACACGGGTCTTAAGAGCTTTGGTAGAACAATACAAGAAAAGTCAATGCCTATTAGCAGTTTATCTGGTAACATTACAAAAGATATTATTGCTGCGTTGCAGAATGAGACTCAGTTCTTTAGGTCTGTTTATAGTCCAGAAGAAGGTTTCTATCTGCTTACTTTTGTAGGTCAAGATGTAACGTACTGTTTTGACGTACGAGGCACATTAGAGAATGGATCATACCGTGTTACTCGTTGGCCGTCTACTAGTTTTACATCGTTTACAAGACTTGACGATGGTACGTTATATGTTGGCACTACAGCAGGTATTAGCACATATACAGGTTACAGCGATAACGGTACTGGTTACAGATTTAAGTACTACAGCCCAAGCTTAACGTTTGGTGATAGTGCAAGAATTAAAATACTTAAGAAGCTAAAGCCTACGTTAGTCGGCGCTAACAGCTCAGTCGTATTTATGAAGTGGGCGTATGACTTTGATACCACATACGCTACAGCAGAGTTTACAGTAGGTACTCAGATAACTGGGTTCTATGGTGAAAGTGAGTATACAACAGTAGAATTTACAGGTGGACAGCTTACAAACCAACGTAGCTTAAACACCACTGGATATGGAACAAGTGTACAGGTAGGTCTTGAGTCAGAAATAGACGGCTCACCTTTATCTTTACAGGAGATTAACGTAATGGCTTTGATAGGTAAACTGCTATGATAGATCCTAATTCATTAAACATGACGGTTAACGAAACTAACCCGACCCCTCTTTTTCAAATGCCTTCTATGGAAAATCCGTATACAGGTTTAGGAACAATAGGTACTAGCACAGGCCTTAGTCAACAACAAATGGCTAATTTAATAGGCAATGTTTCTCCTCAAACCGGAAGTGGTTTTTTTAACACTCTAGGTAACGTTGTTAACAGCGTTGGTGGTTTTTTAGGGGACAATCCAGCGCTTGTAGGAGCAGGGGCTGGCGGTGCCTTAGCTCAACAAGGATATCAACGCCTTGGTGAAATAGGCGAGCGAGCAAGGCGCGAAGCTTCATCGGTCGCGCAACAAGGCTTACAACAGACCCAGTTTAAACCATTTACCGTAACCAGTGCTACTGGTGGTATGTTTGGTACAACCCCTGAAGGCGGGGTTACAATGGGGTTGTCTCCTCAAGAAGCTGCTTTGCAAAATCAACTTTTAGGAGGCGCTGGTCAGTTCTATGGTCAGGCAATGCAGCCTACGATGGGTAGAGAACAAGCTATCTTTGATCGTATGAGAGCAGCTCAACGACCTGAAGAAGAACGACAAAGGCTTGCCTTAGAAGAACGTTTGGCAGGACAAGGACGCCTTGGCGTTAGCTCTGCTGCTTACGGCGGGGCTACCCCTGAGATGCTTGCTATGGCTACGGCACAAGAAGAAGCCCGTAATAGAGCCATGTTAGGCGCTATGCAACAAGCCCAGGCTGAACAGATGCAGCAAGCACAACTGGGCGGTCAGTTCTTAGGCGCTGGTTATGTACCACAAGGTCAATTACTGGCTGCTGCGGAACCCGGTTTGACTACGTCTCAGATAGCACAAAGAGGTCAGCTTACTGGTGCAGGTATGTTCGGAGAAGCGGAAATGTCAGGAATACAGGCTCTATTGGGAGCCGGTGTTGGGCAGGCAGACATTCTTGGTCAAATTGGTGCGGGTCTTTTGACTCAGTCAATGCAACCACAGACTGTTGCTGGGCAAACCTCAATGCCTGTTGTAGATCAATTCGGTAATCTTGTTGAAGCTGGAACGCAAGTCTATGACTTCTTGTTTGGCTCAAACGGCCTCTTCGGTTAAGGAGAAGAATAATGGCTAAATTTGGAGAACAATTTATTGCTAGTTTGACTAGACCTTCGTTTGGACAAGGGTTGTTTACCGCTGCTCAAACAGCAGGACAAGCGCTTGCACAAGCTCCCGGTATGCGTCAACAAAGAGCGTTCCAAGATAAACAAAAAGCAGAGGCTATTAAAGTAGCAATGAGTCGCGGTCAGGTAAACATTGCCAAAGGTCTTCAAGCAGGGGCAATTACTCCTGAAACTTATTTTGCTAGTCTTATGCAAACACAGTTTGAAAACGAATTAAAGGATGCACAAGATCCTACAATTAAAACAGGGAGTGAGGTTCTTTTAAGAGATACGGAAGGTAACTTGTTTACGTCTGTTGTTCGCTACACGGACGGCACTCCTAAACGTCTTTTGGTTCCACAACCCGGACAAACAGCACAACAACCTCTAGGTAAAGTAACCGTTGTTTCTTCTACTACTGGTGCTGGTGCTTTTGACAAGCCGGGAATTGCTGCTGCAACAACACGAGAAACAGAATTTCAAGAGCGCCGTGTGAACGCAATTACACAACTACCTTCTTTACAAAACACACGAGAAAACTTGACACAGGCTATGGGTATACTTCAACAAGAACGACTCAGGCCCGGAGGTTTTACTGCACAAGCCGCTAGGGGACTTGCTTCGTTCTTAGGTAAAGAACCACAGACTTTGGGTGAGTTTGAAACTCTGTTAGGTAATGTTATTCTACAAAAACTGGAAAGCTTCAAAGGCTCTATCTCAGAAGGAGAAAGACAGTTCCTTATTGAGTTAGTAGGTAGTTATCGACAAAGCGGAGAAAGTAACTTAGGTAGACTCACAGCTATCCTAAGAGATGTAGAGAGACAAATAGAAGACTCTGTAAACGTCGCTAGGTCTGAAAACTTTGATTCTTACTTGTCAAGCCTTCTTCCCGCTGCTCCAGAACAAGCAGAGGCTACAACTGAAGACGTTAGTTTTGTTCCTGAGTCAGACAGAAAGGACGCTTTAGAAGCACTTAAGAACGGCCAAGTTACACTAGAAGACCTTCGGGGGATGTACTCTAATGAGTAATTTTCAAGAAAAACTCGATCAATATAGACAGCTTCAAGGACAGTCTGGGTTTGAACAAAAACTACAGTCTTATCGTGAGCAACCTCCTATTGTTGACACTCCTCCTACTAGACAAGGCCCTAGTCTTTTAGAGAGAAACCTTGATATTCCTTTAGGTATGGGTGGTTCACTTGCAGGGGCAGCAGCCGGGGGCATGGTCGGAGGACCTCCCGGAGCTATTATAGGAGGTGTATTAGGAGGGGCTACAGGAACAGGTGTTGGTTCTTATGTATCAACCAGAGAATACGAAGGCACTGACGAAATAACCGCTTATAAAAAAGCAGTAGAGGACGCGCTGTGGTCTATGGGTTTTGATATAGCAACAATGGGTGTTGTTACAAAAGTTAAGCCTATGTGGTACGCCGCTAAAAGCAGAATGGGGTTAAGTGCTGAAGAAGCTGGAAAAGAGTTAATTGAAGGACAGTTTGGAGCAGGCAGTCAAGAGTCTTTAAGAGCATCTCAGTCACTACTAATGAAGGGAGGAGCGACTCTACTACCTTCCCAAGTTCGTGGAGCAGGTCTAGACAACTTTAGAGAGCGTGTTGCTTCTGTGGGTTTGCTTTCTCGACAAACAATGGAAGATAACCTAACAGCAGTAAACAATGTGGTTCAGGATGAATTAACAGCCATTGTAAACAAAAACGCCCCCGGACTTGAAGCAGACCCATATAGCATGGGAGAGGCTTTTTACACGCTTATTCAATCAGGAAAGGGGTCAATTCAAGATACTTACGTTAGGGGCTTGGATGAGTTAAAAATGAAACTAGGGACTACTTTTGGTAAGAGAGTAGGAACAGCTAGTATTCTCCGGCCTCTTGATACGTATCTAGTTGGTAAAAGAGGAGAAGCAGTGGACGAGCTTAGTCCTGAGTCCATAAAGTTTTTGAACGAGCAGTTGTCACGGCTGCGGGATCTACCTGCTGCTTCTTTCCCTGTTGCAGAGCTTATCACATTAGATAAAACTTTTACTCAAAGGGTCACAGCAAAGTTTGGTCCTCAGGGTGCTGAAAAAAATTCAGTAGTAGAGGCAGAGCTAGCGGACGTGGCTTCGCAGCTTAGGGCTGCTATTTACAACGCAATGCGTGGAGTAGATCCAGAAGCTGCTGAGTCCTACAAAGTTTTAAAAGGAGCTTACGGGCAGGGTATTGATACTCTTTTTCCTAAAATCAACAAGAGTTTTATGCGAACTGCAAAACAAGGAAGCTATCTTGGTCTAGGTAATTTAGCGGCAAAAGCAACTAACCTAAATCAAATAGCCGCTATGAAAAAGAGCCTAACAGAGGCTTTCAAACAAGCGTCAAAAGACCCTAACATAGACCTCCCTTTTGAGTCTGTAGACCAAATAGATCAAATCTTCAAAAGAGGTTTTTTATCGTCAAGAGTGTCTAATATTTTTGATGATACTTTTGTTATGACTAAGCTTAGGCCTTTAGCAGACAAAACAAAAGTGCCAGCAGAAGACAAAAAGTTCAGATATGTTTTAGGAAAGGACTACCCTCGATTTAGACAAGTTATGAATATTGTGTTAGAAGCTTCTGAATCAGCCTCTGGAGACTTCGGCAACTTAATGCTTAGAAG